TCCGTAGCAGACCGGCGACCAGGGGCATACTGGCCCATTGCATTCCCGTTTACTCCCGTCACCACTTCCATTAACCGGGACAAGCTCTCAACGTCGGCAATGTGTCCCGCTGTTACGTCTTGCACTTTCAACTGCGAAACAGCCTTCTCTCCAATCAGAGGGTTCGTTCCCGAACGCAAGTAAATATCCCCTTCACCATCAAGGCTTTTCGTATCAACCACAGACGGATTGATAATCAAGCGGTTGCCGATGACTCTGCGGACGGAAGAAATACGTGCGTTAATGAACCAGGACATAATATCCTGCAACCTGTAAATTAGATCTGCCAAGCCGTCCGCGATAGTCTGCTCCATGTCAGGAGTGAACAAGCCTACGGTAAAGGAAAACTGTCCGTGCCAAGTGCCTGCTGGTTCCAGTCGGATGATCCTTTGGTCATTCGCAATCCAAAGATGATACATAACAGGAAACGTCTCCGGACCAAGAGGCTCATCCCCGTCGACCATGAACTTACTCGGAACAAGCTTAATCTGAACTTTGGTAACAACGCATAACGCTTTCGTATTCGTCGCAGAAAAGTTTTGTCTCCAGTCGTTGTCGATCCTATTGTTAGAGCGTAAAGTTCCACCACGGGAAGACATCCAGTTAACAGAAGCAGCAGGAATATGTTCCACACCAGCAACTTCCCCGTTAGTTTGAAGCTGATACAGCTCTTCCATCGAGTACTCTTCTTCGCTCGCACAGAACCGACCTTTCTGGAAATCCACAAGCGGGTATGCTGTGTCAGGAAAGAAGCGATACGGAGAAACGTTCCGAACATAATTACCCTCGAACCGAACGAACTCTTGCCAACTAGGTTCCCCTTGGAGACTTGCAGTAACGCCGAGGATATTCACCTCAACTGGCGGAGGAGTCACGAACACATTCGCTATTTCCTTTGTCCATCCAGTTTCAAAAATGCCTACGCCAAAGCGAGCAATGTTTAGCAAGTGCTGGAATGTTCGGAGATTGAACTGATTCCGTTTGCAATCCCGATTCACAATCTTTTCCGCATCCTGCTGTTTGGTCCCGTGATCTTCGTTTCCACTCGGATCGAACTCGAAGAACATTGCATTTTGATTATACAAAAGGAACAAAAACGAAACAAAAGTTTGAACCTGTGCGTAGGTGTGAGGCACGACTAGCTTTTCCGGCTGGCCACGATCCGCTGCTTTCTTGTCAGCTTCGTCCTGTGCACGTTCGCCACGATAAACCTGGTCCTGCAAATCCCAATCCAAATACTTGGACGACATTTTCAACCGCGATTGCTTCATCAACGCTAAAGCATGAGTTAACAATGCCTGGTGTTCTTTCGTCGGCTCGCCTTCTTGTTCGAGTAATTTTTTGATGTCGTCGATCATAGCTTTAACAAAGTCTTGGCATTAAAAAACCTGCGCTGATCTTCTCCGTAAGAGATATTCGTTGTCCGTTTTGGCCGCATATCCTCGTCTTCAGGACGAGTTATATACGCACAGCCGTGAACAATCGCACGATAGAGATTTTCCATCATATGGTCTTTTTCGTCTTTTGGTTTATTCTTGTCCCCGTCATAGACGTAATAAGAAAATTCTGAAATGGTCTCGCGCAAGTTAGGAGAGAACATAATCGTAGGTTTACCGTCAGCCCCACGCTCTTTCAATCGTTCTCTAACCATGTTGATCCCCAACCGCAAATCTTTACTTGCTGGCATGAAATAAATTCCATACTTACAAAGCTCATCCACAATGGATTCTCTTGTAACCGGATTTGGAATAACTGCCAACGGGTCAATGTAGTATTCCGGGACGAAATATCCACCAACACGATCTTTCAAGTCCGTAATGCACGGATGGATTAAGTTCTCCGAAAACATTTCATCATAAACATAAAGTCTTCCCTGTGGGTCTGTGGCAAAATACAGGATTGCTTGCGGCAACCGAATATGATAATCCCACCAAATCCGAATGGTATAGTTTTTTGGCGGAAGATGGTAAGCTTTCCAGCCAAGAGGAACTTCCTGGAGAACGTGATCGTCATGAATAAATTCTTTGTAAATTCTGCCCGACATTCCTAGTGGATGGCCAAAAAGGCGACAGTCCTTTTCATCTTGCGTAAGAGAAGATTCAAATTCCGCAACTCCAGCTTCCTCCCGGTAAGGGTTATCATAAATAGACCCGGTAATGATATATTTTGTTTCAAACTCTAACCCTTCTTCCGCATCCTTAATCGGAGCGTCTGGATTCGGCGTGAACTTAGTATTCATCCACATCTGATCTAACGGAGTGCAAGTAAACCAATACGAACCGTTACGATCCATCAACCCGCGGGCATGAGCCTTAAACATTTTTTCGATACAAGGTTCATCGACATGGATAAAGTCCCAATCAGCGGACTCCGCAGAGAGCTTGTTTCGTTTGTAAGCTTCAATAGTATCAATAGTCAAAGTCGAACTACCTCCGCCGAACTCATCCGGACGAAGGATTTCAACCTGCTCGACGTAACCGCCTTGCGTAGTTGTAATTCTTCCAATCGACAACGCAGGCAAGAACCGAAAAAGTTTTCCAAGCTGTTCGTGAGACCCATCCCTATTCGTAAAGATCCGCTGGCTAACACCCCAGTCGGCAACAATCAAAAGACCTTTGACAGGTCTGTTTGGAATTCCCGCACGAATAAACGGATGATCCGCACCGCCTTCGTGCCGCACAGCAACATTCCGCTCGCCATCATAAATATCGAATGCGTCTTTATACCAGACACGTCCCCCCATGCACCAAGCAATGTCCTCACAGATACCGCTTTCGCTCTTGCCGAAACGGTTGCCTGTTCGCAAATATCGACCAATAGCTTTTGCAGTATGGAACTTGTGCTGCTTCAAATGCGGGCGATAAAAGTAAACGCCATACTTTTCTTTCAGTTCCTGGATACGACGAAGCCTTGCATTCTCCTGACGGAGTTCTTGCAATTTTACGAATGCTTCGACTTTAGAACTCATTAGATAGAAACTCCAGAACCGGACCAAGTTGCATTGGACCCCCGGGTGTCAATGTGAACAAAGCCGCTGTAATGGCCAAGACCGCCTTCAAACAGACCTTCTTTCCGGTATTTTTTCAAAAGCGAATAGACAGTGATCGGACTTGTCAACTTAACTGTAATATCACACGCGGTGAATTCGATATGTTGCGAATAGCACACACCGCCAATAGCTTTGTTGTAAGCAGGTGAGCGATAAATAGACAGAAGACGAACGGGCCGGTGCAAGTCTCGACGCAAACGGTCAAGAACAGTAAGCGTGGGGATGATGTTATCCCAAATAAGTTTTGGCGGTTCTGTGTTTAATCGCAATGTGCTATCCCGCCCACCACGGAAGAAAACCTCCAACGCAGAAAAGTGCCGGATGTCATGCTTGTCCAGAAATTTTTGGAATTGTTCGATGTTAGTCATTAGAAAGTGCCTTTGGTGCTGAACTCGAAAGTTGGAGGAAAGACTGGGACGGGCCAGCCGGATTCTGTTTGTGTCCATTTGACTGCAATACGGCCTTGTGCATTTGCGATAAATTCGCGGCAAAACGTAGTCTGCTTTTCTCTGGGAACAAGTCGCAAAATGTCATCGGGTATGGAGCCTTGGAAATCATTATAGCGATTTACTTTGAAGACCATCGTTTGCCTTTTACAACCTTAGCGTTAGGATTAAACGGTCCGCCAGGATTGCTTCTAGTCTTGATTTCTTCCTTCGCATTGAAACGACCTTTGATTGTTCGATAGGTGGTGTAAACTATACTAAGAGCTAACAGCGCATCAGTTACTGGCCCTGCTAATTCACTCAGGTCTTGTTTGAAAAAAATCGTAGCAAGAGCCATGAGTCCTGTGACCAAGGCGAATAGAATTGTGCGTGAAGCGAACCAACTCATTAGATTTTGTTTCTTGCTTTGAGATTTTGAAGGGCAAGTTCCACAGTGGCATTGACGACCGACGTGGACGCCTGAATTCCGGTAGCAATGGCCCGAGCTTGGATCTCGTCAACGGCTTGGGCTCGTTTGATTTCGCCGGTGGCCTTGCTGTCTGCAAGAGATAGGA